TCAGACTACTATGGCGGCGCCAAGGATGTCCCTGTGGTTAAGGATTACGATCAGGCTGTAAGGTTACAGGATGAGGCGCTGCAATCTCCAACTAATCCGACAGAAGGTTTTGCCGGAGGCGGTCTAATAGAGAAAGCTATTCAGAAAGGCGCCGATGCTCTTGGCTTTGGCCATGAGCGTCAAGTAGCCATAAGCCAAGAGGCTGTAGATCTCACGAATGAAATGGTAGACGCCGGTCTCGTTCCTGAGCAATTTAGAGTAGAGCTGGTGATGCCAAAGAACGGCTCAAATCAAACTCGACAAAACACTGGGATCAGAGGCGACGAAGAAGTATTCAACGCCGTCAATCACGCATTGTTCTCTTATGATGCCGGACAAAGCAAAATCGCAGCTGTGGCTAGCCAAGCTAAAGAGCTGTATCAAGGCGCAAAGAAAAAGCTAAAAGGCGGCGATCCTAAGTCAGAATATCTAGACTATTTCAACAACAAGTTTGGGTTTAATTTAGCCGAGCAAGGTCTTAGCCGTCGAGAGGCAAAGGACGCAATCATTAACAGTATTGGGAACATTGATGGCAAGGGAGTTAAGGGTCGGAATAATCGGGGCGAAGAGCTAATAGGTGGCGAAGTCTTGGTCACTAACGCCGAAGACATAGACTATGCATTCTCTAAAGGCGGAGCAGTTAACGCTAAATATGACGCAGATAAGATAAATAAAATTGCAAAGAGTATAATGGCTGAGAATTTTGCCGAAGGCGGACCAGCGATTTATAACCCTAGCAGGATTAATGAAATCGCCAACCGAATACTACAGGAGGCTTAACGTGGCTGAAGAAAACGAAATTGAAGTTGAGATAGAAGAAATGACAATGGTTGAGATTCCAGAAGAAGAACTGGAATTTGAAGATACCGAAGACGGCGGCGCTGTTGTCATGATGGAGAAGGTCACTGTACGAGAAGCATCTGAGCACTTTGCCAATATTGTAGACGAGGTTGACCCTAGCCTTTTAAAGACAGCCATCAACGACCTGATGGAGAAAATAGAACGCGATAAGGAAGCTCGCCAGAAGCGAGATCTGCAGTACGAAGAAGGCTTGCGCCGTACTGGACTAGGCGATGACGCGCCAGGTGGAGCTCAATTCCAGGGAGCTAACAAGGTTGTTCACCCCATGCTAGTCGAGGCTTGCGTTGATTTCTCCGCTCGATTCATTAAGGAAATATTCCCGCCTACTGGCCCAGTAAAATCCAAGATCATAGGCGAGGCCGACAAGGCCAAGGTCAGCAAGGCCCAGCGCAAGACTGAGTTTATGAACTGGCAGACTACTGAGCAGATGGTCGAATTTCGCTCAGAGCTTGAACAGTTAAGCACGCAGCTGCCTTTAGGCGGCGGTCAGTACATGAAGTTTATGTGGAACGCTAGATTCATGCGGCCCACCTCTGAGTTCGTTCCTATCGATGATATCTACCTGCCCTTCTCAGCAACAAACTTCTACACCGCGGAGCGTAAGACTCACGTTCAGTACGTCACGCAAATGGAATACGAGAAGCGTGTCGAAGCTGGAATGTATGCGGATATAGATCTGCCCACTCCAAATGATCCTGAGTTTAGCGCAGCTGAGCGTGCCAACGAGAAGATCGAGGGCAAGCAGAACACTAGCTACAATGAAGACGGCCTGCGAACAATCTTTGAAATCTACACGTTTATGGACTTTGAAGACGGCGAGGGCTTGGCGCCTTACATCTTGAGCGTGGACAAGTCATCAGATAAAGCCTTGTGCCTTTACCGTAACTGGGAAGAAGAAGACGCCAGGAAGAATGAGCTGCACTGGATTGTAGAATTCCCATTCGTTCCATGGCGTGGCGCTTATCCAATTGGCCTAACTCACATGATCGGCGGATTAAGTGGCGCGGCTACTGGCGCGTTACGAGCTCTATTAGACTCGGCGTATATCCAGAACGTGCCAACTCTATTGAAGCTGAAAGGTGGACCAAACGGTCAGACTCTAAATGTTCAGCCTACTGAGATTGTTGAGATGGAAGGCGGGGCGCTGATCGATGACGTTCGCAAGCTCGCTATGCCGCTGCCATTTGCCGGCCCCAGCCCTACTTTGTTTCAACTGCTAGGCTTCTTGGTTGACGCAGGCAAAGGCGTTGTTCAGACATCGTTTGAGAAGTTTAACGACCAGAATCCGAACGCACCAGTTGGCACTACCATGGCTATCATCGAGCAAGGAATGGTTGTGTTTAGCTCAATCCATTCTCGTTTGCACGCATCAATGGCTCGCAGCTTTAATATCCTTCACCGCATCAACGGCATGTACTACACGCAAGAAGAGCTCGATGCGCTGGACGCCGGCCTAGAGATATCTACAGAAGACTTCGATGGACCTTCAGACGTGGTTCCGATCAGTAATCCTGCGATATTCAGTGAAGCCCAGCGCTTTGCACAGATCCAGGCGATTATGCAGCGTGCTGAAAAAATGCCGCAAATGTACGATCAGAAAGCGGTCGAAGAAATGTTTCTGCGAACGCTAAAGATTCCAGCTTCTGAGGTAATGACACAGCAGCCGGGCTCAGAAGATCGAGATCCAGTAAGCGAAAACGTAGCCGCAGCAATGAATCAAGGAATTTACGTGCTGCCTCAGCAAGATCACTTGGCTCACCTTGAGGTTCACTTACCCTTCTTAAAGTCTCCAATGTTTGGCTCAAGCCCTGGCATTATGAGCACATTCTTTTATCCAATGGCCCTGCACATGCGCGATCATCTCTTGAATTACTATCTAGTGGAATCTCACAATGCTATCGAGGAGGCGCAGACTCAGAAGTTAATTCCTGAAGAGGCAGAACAGCAAGTAGACGTGATCCTCAAGGTTCAGCAGTTTATTGAAGAGCAGCTGGGTGGATTTGCTCAGGAACTGGCTCAAATCAACGAAGTGGCAGAGCAATTTAAGCCTGAAAACCAGCCGCAACAGCCTGGCGATGCAATAAAGATTGCAGAACTTAGTGCTCAGATCAAGCAGGGCGAGCTCGCTCAGCGTACAGAGCGTGATGGAGCCAGGATTCAGCTAGACAACGCCAAAATGCAAGCAGCTAACGAGATTGCACAGCTCAAGATGCAGCAGACTGCTGAAATTGAGAGAGCGAAGCTAGCAGTTAAAGAGCAAGAACGTGATGAGAAGGCTGAATTAGCTGGGCTCAAAGAAATGTCTGAGACAGAGCGCAATAATATCCGCGAAATGTCTGAGACTGATCGACTAAATACTCGTGAGAAAGGCGAAAACAAGCGTAAGGCAGAAGATCTAGCGGCTAGAGAGCGCATGAATGATGCCGACAACAGAACGGCTAAAGAGTTAGCCGACATGGAGATGGAGTCAGGTGAAAAGACTTCATACACCAGCGGAAAAGGAATTGATCCATAGTGGCATTTCTACAGAGCAACATACCGTATTTTAAATGCTGGGTTAGAAAAGAATACACGCACAATCATGAAAAGTTTCACGGCGAGTTTATTCACGCCATGGTCGTTGCGGTTACTACGATGCCAGAACGGTGTCTGAGCTTTCAAGTTATATTTACTGGAGCTGAAACTTACAATGATGATAATGAACCTAATGTTCATGGAGGAGCAATGTGGGCCAGAATGCCTATAACTGCTTTGGTTGCAGACGAACCGTTACAAGAATGGCCCAAACCTATGGCCGTACATGACGCTCAACCTTGGGACTGTGCTTCTCGGACTCACAGTGTTTATAAGTTGGATAGATGCTCTCCTTCTCCTTGGCTAGCCAAGATAGACGGCGAATTTTATCCGGCTAAGTATTATTTTACAGTCGATTACACCGATTCAGAAATAGCGGATGACCCGGCACAGCATAAGCAGTCTCATGTGCTAGAGCTTCTGGATGCAGGCGAGTGGACAGGAAATATTATAGCTCTACCTAATAATCGCGTTAGGGTCACAGCTCCTGCTTGGTTTGAGCGAGGAGAAGGGGCGCCAGAGTTTCGCCCATCTCAGCACACGCATCACAGTAAATCTGATTTGGATTATACTCTCGACGTTAATCAAGTTTTTAATAATCTCTATGCAGAGGAAGACAAAAATGAACAACATGAAGACTAAAGGCTACTCTAAGGGTGGCGCAATGAAAACAAAGGGCTACTCAAAAGGTGGCAAGATGAAAACTAAAGGCTACGCCAAAGGTGGCCAAGTAAATATGAATTCAGATCAAGTATCTCAGCACAAGCGTATGGCCGCTGGATTTAAAGTCAACCAAGGCTCTGGCAATACGCCAGCCTAAGAATAATGCTTAATGAATATAGACTCAAAACTTCTGAATCTCCTCAAAGCCAATCAAGCAGAATTTGCGCTTGAAGCCTTGAAGAGACCTCAAAAACGCGACACTTTCGAGTACGGGTATCGTGTAGGAATGGTCGCTGGATATGAAGCGTCCATAGACGTGCTCTTAAACTTAATAGATGAGGATAAAAATGGAAAACAAGACTTATGAGGACGCACTTGCGGAGGCTTTTCCAACAGTAGATGGTGGAATCCAGCCTTTCGGTAGCCGTGTTCTGATCCAGATTCGCACCGCTAAAAACAAAACATCTGGGGGAATTTTACTGACCACTGACACTTCTGACACAGAGAAGTGGAATACCCAGGTCGGCAAAGTTGTTTCCGTTGGGCCGCTAGCTTTCAAAAATCGTAACACGATGGACAGCTGGCCAGAAGGGAGTTGGTGCAAAGAGGGAGATTTTGTGAGAGTTGCTAAATATGGAGGAGATAGATGGGAAGTTCCTATCCCTGACGCTTCCCATGGCGAGTCAGCAATGTTTGTAATTTTTAATGATCTTGACATTATGGGAAGCGTTAAAGGCGACCCGCTTAAAGTCAAGGCATTCATCTGATAAAGGAGATGAGTAATGAGTGAAGAAATAGAAGAAGGCGTTTTAATTGAAAGCGATGAAAAAGAAAACGAAATAGAAGACAGCATCATTATTGTAGAAGACGATCCTGAAGCTAAGGGCGATAGCGATGAGGATGATCGAGTCACAGCCGAGGCTGATAATGACGACTCAGAGCGTGAGGCTATTCGTGAGCGTAGGCGCAAAGAGAAAGTTGATCGCAAAGAGCGGCGCGAAACCGCTATCAAGCGCGACAAGACTGAGTTAGATTTTTTGAGAAATCGTAATGATGATCTCGAAAGACGGGTAAGCACGCAAGAACATCGCGCTCATCAGCAAGAGATTCATGGTATTGATCAGGCAATTGCTCAAGCCAACAAAGAAGTAGGAATGGCCGAGCGAGTTATCGCCAAAGCGGTTGAAAACAACAACGGCAATGACGTGGCTAAAGCGATGAAGTATCGTGACGAGGCCATGAATAAGGCGCAGCATCTGGCTTACAACAAGCAGCAGGCGGCGCAACAAGTAAACACTGCCCCACAAGTTGATGACAGAACTATGCATCTGGCAAGGCAGTTTATGGAGGACAATCCATGGTATGACTCCAATGGTCGAGATGAAGACTCGGCTATCGTTATGGCCATTGATCAATCTCTTAGTCGTGACGGCTATAACCCACAAACTGAAGAATACTGGGATGAGCTAACAGCTCGATCTGCCCGAAGACTACCAGAGCGATTTGATGATTCTGTTTTAGAGAAATCAACTAAAACAACGCGCAAGGCTAGAGGAGGCCCGGCAGTAGGGTCAGGAAAAGAACACGCGCCAGCATCTACCAGAAAAGAAGTTTATATCAGCCCAGAGCGCAAAGCCGCTCTTGTAGAGGCTGGAGTTTGGGATGATCCGGTACTGCGATCTCGATACGTTAAAAGATACGCAGCGTATGATAAAAGCAACGCTTGATCAAAAACAAACCACTTGCGCTAATATAAGTATATAATACATACTGAAGCAATCGCTGAAAAAAGGAGCGACTAGATATGAGTAAAACAGACGAACGAGTAAAGAAATCCGTAGACGAAGGCCGGGAAAATCGTGCGATGGTAGATCGCGCACATACCGAAAATCGAGAAGTCACAGAAAGTGAGCGGGTAGAAATGTTCCGTCAACAATTATTTCAGACTTCATTGCCTGATTTACCAGAATTGCCTGGCTGGCACATGTGCTGGCTTACAACAACTAACCCGCGTGACTCTATCCAAGCTCGTATCCGTTTAGGCTACGAAGCTGTAAAGCCAGAAGATGTCCCTGGCTGGGAATATGCCTCCCTGAAAACAGGTGATTGGCAGGGATTTATTGGGGTTAACGAGATGCTGGCCTTCAAGCTGCCTATATCTTTGTATGAAAAGTACATGATGGAAGCTCATCATGACGCTCCAAACAGAGAAGAAAGCAAATTGACAGAAACAGCCGAATTCCTTCAGCAACAGGCTGAAGCAAGCGGCAGTAGCATCGTGCAAGGTGACGGTAATAAAGGGCTTGGAGTAGAGCGATCGGGTCAATTTGATCTGGTCTGACGAGCAATCTATTTAACCAAAGGAGCAACAGTATGTCAGCGACTACTGAAGCATTTGGCTTCCGCGCTTCCTATCACAACAGTGGTAGAATAACGGCGAAAGCCTACACTATTGCATCTGGATACGCCCAGAACGTATTCTCAGGTGACCCCGTAAAGCTGGTTGACGCAGGTACTATTCAACTCGCAACTTCTGACGGCACTCGTACTGGCACGGTCGATGGTATCAGCAATCTTGGTATCTTTGCCGGCGTTCAATATGATGATGCGCTAGGCAAGCCTACTCTCTCGCCATTTTGGCCTGCGAGTGCAACAGCAACAAACATCGTGGCCTTCGTCTATGACGACCCGGAAACTATATTTGATGTTGAATATCCTAATCCAGCAGCTGGAACTACGGTTCAAACAGCAGTTGGCGAGGAATGCGACTGGGTTCCTACTGCTCCAGGCGGCTTAACAGCCACTGGGCTATCTGCCACGTCTCTTACTGCTATCCAAACTACCTCTGGTCAGTACCAGATTACAGGTATCGCGGGTGGTCCCAATAATTTGATTACAGATGCATTTGTAAAGGTCTCGGTTAGAATAAACGAGCATCAATACAAAGCCGCTGTTAACTCAGTATAAGGAGGTCTAAAAAATGGCTACTCCAATGCGTAGTACAGACTTTCGGTCGATAGTTGAGCCAATACTCAACGAAGTATTTGACGGAGTTTACGAGCAGCGAGCTGATGAGTGGAAGAAGGTCTTCCGTGAGCAAAAAGGTATTCCACGTAACTATCATGAAGAACCCGTTCTTTATGGTTTTGGCGCGGCTCCTGAGCTTCCAGACGGCATGGCTGTTACCTATCAATCAGGCGGCATCTTGTTTGTGCAGCGTTATCTTTACCACGTCTATGGCCTTGCTTTTGCATTGACCAAAGTATTGGTTGAAGATGGCGATCACATTCGTATCGGTCAAACTTACGCTAAGCACTTGGCGCAATCTTTGATTGAAACAAAAGAGACCCTGACGGCCAACATCATGAACCGTGCGTTTAACGCAGCCTTTACAGGCGGTGACGGTGTTGCCTTGAGCAGCAATGCTCACCCGATTGTGCAAGGGACTTTCAGCAACGTGCTTAATGCGGCTGCTGCACTTTCTCAGACCTCTCTTGAGCAGATGCTTATTCAGATTCGTAACGCTGTTGATAACAACGGTAAGCGCATCCGATTGACTCCTACTCAAATCGTTACTGGTCCAAGCAATGTTTTCCAAGCGGAAACTTTGTTAAAATCAGTTCTACGAAGCGGGACCGCTGACAACGACATCAACGCTATTAAGTCCATGGGGCTTTTGGCAGATGGTCAAGCAAACCTTTCTCGTATTACTTCTACCACCGCATGGTGGGTTCAGACTGACGCTCCTGAAGGCTTAAAGCTCCTCATGCGCCGCGGTCTTGAGAAGTCTATGGAAGGTGACTTTGCAACTGACTCTATGCGCTATAAAGCGACAGAGCGTTACACAGTTGGTTGGACAGATCCGCGTGGCGTGTTCGGCACACCAGGCGTATAAGTAAGTATCGTCTCTAACTCTGGTAGACCCCTTCTAGAGTTAGAGACATTTTTACCAAATTTAATTTGGTTGCTGACAGCTTCGGCTGACTACATGCAGACAGCAATCAAATCTTTTAACTCGCATGTGAGGAATTTATCATGAGCTCTACTACTTTTTCAGGTCCAGTGACATCTACCAATGGTTTTATTGGTACAATTTCAGGCGCATTTAAGGGTGATGTACAAACAGTCACTACTTCTACAGCGGCTAATCTTACAACTCTGTCTACAGTTATGGCGCCTCCTGGTGCTGGCGCATTGGCGATCACATTAGCTGATGGTTATGCTGGTCAATTAAAAATTCTTACCGTATCTTCTACAGGTGGCGGCGCAGCAGTAGTCACTCCAACCACATTTGCTAACGGTGCGACATTGACGTTTAATGCCGCCGCTGACACTTGCATGCTATTGTTTGTTGAAACTGTTGGCTGGACTCTTGTATCTGATCGTAGTGTGACTGTAGCGTAAGGAGTAAATCATGAGACCAGTAAAAATAGGAACTTTGACTCCTAGTGATACCAGCACGGTTTGGTTTAATCCTGGCGCTTTTACAAGTACAGGGGCAGCAGTTGCTCCTTTACAGACTAGTACGTTAGATAATCTAGCTCATATAGTCACCCTAACCGCTCCCGTCCAAGCCACTTTGGCAGGCATTGCTTTCACTATAGTTGGCACTGATGCAGCTGGTAATTCTCAGACTGAAGTGATCGCAGCTGGACCTGCAAGCGGAGCAACAGTAAATAGCACTAAGTTCTTCCTTACTGTTGAAACTATACAACCTAGCGCAACTATGGGCGGTCTTGTATTGTCAGTAGGTCTTCTTGCCGAAGCTATTGGTTACTGGGTTAATTTAGAAAATACCATGTCTGCTCCTATGGTAATGGTTAACGTAACTGGGACAATTAACTACACTGTTCTTCAGACACCAGCCAACATCTTTGATGAAGTAGGCACTGTTTATACCGATCTGGGAGTAGCTATTCCCAATATGAGCGCGGTAACAGCTCAAGTTCTGGCAAATGGCGGCGAAAGTTGTCGAGCTATAATGCTGCGAATTAACTCATTCACCGCCGGAGCCACGATCACTGCTCACATCAATAATTCAGGAGGAGGTTACTAATGACCATTAATTATATCGATGAATTTGAGTTTCCTTCAGACTTTGGATTCACAAAGTCTTCTGGGCCTGTAAAAATGAATCGGGGCGGTATGAAAAATATTCGTCAAGAGGAGGCTCGCGTAATCGGCGTCCAGGATAACGCAGCCGATGAAAAGCGTAGAGTTGAGAGCCGTAGGTCAAATGATGCTGCTGAGCGCATGGACAAAAGAGCGCAAATAGCTCGTGTTGGCTCCCGTGAGCGTAATGCTCGTGATGAAATGACCAGGCTGCGCGGTGAAGCTGAAAAAGGTTTTCGCGCATCTACAGGCGGGTCTAAAAAAGACTGGATTAAGGGTGCTGTAAAAAAGCCGGGTGCTCTTCGTGAGTATATGGACACTCCTGAAGGGCAAAGCATTCCAAAAAGCAAATTAAACAAAGTTGCTGCGGGAAAACCAGCAATTGCGGGTGGCCCTAAGCCGTCTGCTAAAACGATGAAGCGAGCTAATCTCGCTAAATCATTTTCTAAGATGACATAGAGGATATTTTCATGAGACAAGGATATAATGATCGATTAGACGACTCAATGGGCGCCAGAAACGGCAAAAAAAGTCAGTCTATGAAAGCTCGACGCAATGAAGGCATGGGCATGGAAAAGTCCATGGGAAACCGAGCTTATTCAGGCAATATGAGTAGCGCCCAAGGCTATAGCAAAGGCGGTGAAGTCGCAGGCTTTAAAAAAATGGGAACCATGAAGCACAGCTGGGACTAAAATCCTCTGTCTTCATCGGGTATGCTGTATCAGCAACCATAATAGTTAAAAAAATATGGGAACTATATGGCTTATTCCGGCAACATTGGCGTAAAAACATTTAACGCTCTGAAGGTAGTAGATCATGCCTTTAGGCGATGTCGCCTGCCTGCTCAAGCTATAACCTCAGAAATGCAAGAGTACGGTCTCGACTCTCTTTCTTTTATGTTGGATGAGCTGGCTAATATTCGCACGCCTGCCTGGTGCATAGAGCAGCAAATACTGCCTTTATACGAAAATAACCAAATTGTGACGCTCCCCAAAGGCACAATAGACGTTTTAAACTTGAATTTAAACGTACTTCAAGAGCTCAGCGGCACTGTAACGACGACAAATACGTCTTATTTAGTCAATTTTACCACTCCCACAATAGTCAATTTCATCGGAATTAAGTGGTCTGCGGCGGCTATTCCGGTCACTTTTCAGACCAGTTCTGACAATATTGCGTGGACTACAGTCGGAACTTCGACCAGTTTAAACCTCTCAACAGCCTCTACGGCGGTAGCTGGCAATATTACTTGGAGTGAAATAACTGGAGCTTTAGCTAAACAATACTTCAGAATAATTCCTACAGACGGCGCTTCGACCATCTCTTTTACCTCGATAACTTTGGGTAACATGCCTCAAGCTATTCCTTTGGGCATTCTAAGCAGAGACAACTACGTCAATCAAAGCAATTTAGTCTTTTCTGGCCGTCCAAGCAGCTTCTATTATCAGCGCGATATTCCGCAGCCTGTTGTTAATCTTTGGCCAGCGCCCAGCGCTGCCTCTGAGAAGTATCAATTAGTGCTTTGGCGTCATCGTCAAATAATGGATACAGACAACTTACAGCAAGAGATAGAGATACCTAACCGCTGGCTAGAGGCTGTAATAAATGGTTTGGCTGCTAGAGTCTGCGCTGAAACGCCTGCGGCTGATGCTCAGCTTGTGCCGATGCTTGATGCCAAAGCCGCTATGAGTATGCAAAGAGCCTGGGATGGAGATAATGATGGATCTCCCATTCAAATCAATCCCGGCATAGGAGCTTACACGGCGTGAGTATCTATCTTGATCCGAGAGGTCAGCCCACATTTGGTATTGCTATATGCGCTAGGTGCTCTTGTAAATTCTTATTGTCTGAGCTTTCGCCTGATCCTAATTTTCCTGGGCTCATGGTTTGCGCGGCCGATAAAGACGAATACGACCCTTATTTGTTGCCAGCTAGGCAACCAGATCAAATTGTCTTGCCTTTTAATAGGCCCGACACAAACATAGACACACATCCTGCCGGCGTCATTCAAGAAGCTGGAGACGAGTTCATTGTTACTGAAGATGGTAATAAATACTTGGAGATGAATTAATGACCGCAAATGTTCCAAGTAATTTAATACCTAGCAGAGTTACTCAGCTTCCTACTGCTCCAGTTGCATCTGCTGACGGACTGCTTCTTTTTACTTATCAAGGAGTCAGCTATCAGATTCGAGCTGGAGACCTTCTTCAAGTAGCTGGAGTGCCAACAACTCGGCAAGTTATAGCCGGAACTGGAATGACAGGCGGCGGACCTCTTAGCGCCGATGTTACTCTCAGTATTGCTAACGGAGGCGTAGGAACGGCTCAGCTAGCGGCCAGTGGCGCTACTGCGGGAACTTATGGCGATGGCACTAATATCCCTGTTGTCACGTTAGACGCGACAGGGCGTATTACAGCAATATCTTCAGTTCCTGCGGTTATCACTGGTTATGTACCCACTAGCCGGCAGATAATTGCTGGGGCAGGTTTAGAAGGCGGAGGAAACCTTAACGCCAACGTAACTTTGACGGCAGACTTTGAAGACACCGCGCCATTAACCGGAACGACTAATGGAAGTGCGGGAACTTTGACCGAGCTCTCACGAGGAGACCATCAGCATCCTCCGGTAGATCTATCAGATCAAAATCAAATTGACGGCGTTTTGCCTATTGACCAGGGAGGCACGGGAATATCCAATGCTAGCGCCCCTGGAGCTATAGCTTACGGCGGCGGAAGCACCATAAGATTAGGAACGGCAGGCGCCTCTGGACAAGTTTTAGTATCTGGCGGCACAGGAGCTTACACCTGGGGATCTGCTCTTATTCAGACTGATCAGCCAGCCAATGTGTTTTACGGAGGTCCAGCCGCTGGCGCCGATGCCCCGACATCTTTCAGAGCTTTGGTTAACGCTGATTTACCTGCCTCTGGCGTAACTGCTGGAACATACGGATCTGCTGCTTTAATACCAGTTGTCACAGTTGACGCAAAAGGCGTAATAACCGGAGTAACAACGGCTTCTTTCCAGACAGGGTTGGCATATCAAGGTGTGTGGAACGCAGCAACAAACTCCCCTACATTGGCTTCAGGGGCTGGAACTCAGGGTCATTATTATATAGTAGACGTTGCAGGAACAACCAATCTTGACGGAATAACAGACTGGCAGGTAGGAGATTGGGCGGTATTTAGCGGAGCCGTTTGGCAGAAAATAGATCAATCGAACACTGTTGTATCGGTGAATGGACAGACAGGCGTTGTCGTGTTGACTGCAGCAAATGTTGGCGCTCCTCAGACTGACGGAACAGGCGCAACAGGAACTTGGGGTATTTCAATATCCGGCACTGCCGCAAGCGCTACTAATGTAGCGGGAGGAGCTGCAAATAGAATAGTGTATAATACAGGCTCAGGGGCCAGCGATTTTTTAACTGCTCCCACTGTAACGGACACATTCTTAAAGTGGAATGGTTCAGCTTTTGTGTGGACGACAGCGGTAACGGCAGCAGTGACTAGCTTTAGCGCAGGATCTACCGGGTTAACTCCGAATACAGGCACTACCGGCGACATAACATTGGCAGGCACGTTAGCTGCAGCGAACGGAGGCACGGGAATAACCGCCCCTGGCGCCAGCGGTAACGTGCTTACTTCTACTGGCTCTGCCTGGACTTCATCTACTCCGGCTGCTGGCGTAACGACTGATGATGTAATAGCGTTAGCTGTTGCACTAGGGTAAAGGAATAACATGGCAAATACATTTACACGCAAAGTTTCTAGAGACATAGGCACGGCACTGACCGCAGTGGGCTCTTATGTTGTAGGCGCTTCTACTCAGACCACGGTCATAGGCTTAACTGTCGCCAACACTAGCGCCGCAACAGTTAATATCGATGTCACGGTAAATGATGGGGCTAACGACACCTATGTCGTCAAAGATGCTCCTGTTCCCGTAGGAGGCGCTCTCGTGCCAGTAGGCGGCAATCAGAAGATTGTTTTGATAACCGGCGACTCAATCAAAGTTAACTCAAGCGCAGCAGCCTCAGTAGACGCTGTCTTATCAATCCTGGAGATAACCTAATGTCTAATCCATATATTGGTAATGCGCCAACCAACGTACCGTTAACTACGGATCAGTTGGGTAACGGTATAGTAACCACAGCAAAGCTAGCGTCTCCAATTGCTCCGACTATCGTTGGCGGAACCATAGACAATGCTGTAATAGGAGCGACAACCAAGGCAGCAGGTTCTTTTACTTCAGTCGTAGCTACGACCGGAATCTCTGGCGGTACTTTCTAATAATATTTTCAATAAGCGGAGGCTGAAATGGCTGAAACAGGATTTACACCGATTCAATTGTATAGAACTGCGACAGCAGCAGCCGTACCTTCTGCTGTAGATATGACTGATGGCGAGCTTGCAATTAACACTAATGACGGCAAATTGTTCTTTAAAAACTCAGGAGGAGTGGTCACTGAGATTGCTTCTACTGGAGGGTCAACGGGAACAGTTGTCTCTGTCGGCGGTACAGGCACTGTTAACGGAATTTCCCTGACAGGTACAGTTACTACTACTGGCAACTTGGTCTTGGGTGGCGCGCTAACAGGCGTTGATTTAACCTCACAGATAACAGGCATATTGCCTGTTGCCAACGGCGGAACAAACCTCTCTGCTCTTGGGGCGCCTAATCAAGTTCTTGCGATGAACGCAGGCGGTACAGCCTTAGAATATAGAAGTGATGCCGGTGGCTCAGTAACAAGCGTGGCGGTATCTGGCGGAACTACGGGCCTTACTACTTCTGGAGGCCCGATTACAGGCTCTGGAACAATCACGGTTGCGGGTACTCTTGCTGTTGCCAATGGCGGTACGGGTGTCACTACCTCTACAGGTACGGGGGCAGTAGTCCTTTCTACAAGCCCTGCGCTGGTTACACCTGCTCTCGGCACTCCAGCGTCCGGTGTGCTGACCAATACAACAGGACTTCCGCTAACCACGGGGGTTACAGGCGTATTACCGTTTGCTAACGGCGGTTCTGGTGCGATTACTCCGCTGCTAAAAGGGGTTGGATATACGGCTATCAACAGGGACTACATCATTGCTACGGCTGGAAGTATCACTATTACTCTGCCCGCTTCACCGACTGCCGGAGATACAGTAACAGTCAAAGATGGAACCGGAGCAGCCGCAACTACCAGTTTTACCGTAGCGCGTAATGGCTCTAACATCGCAAGCTCTGCAACCGACCTCACTTTTGATAAGAATTTTGCTGAAATTGTACTAACCTACATCAACGGAACTATTGGCTGGAGCGTGTAATGAGCAATCTTTCCGAGCTGATCCCCGCAGGAGGCGGTCAGAATAATACCGACTTTGTTGCTGACGGGGCGATAACCTCGGGTAAGCCTGTGATCCTGACGGCGGCGGGTAAGGCTGCGCAGGTTGCCGTCGAGACTGTATCTACTAATCTAGGAGCAGATTCCGACTTTAATGGAGGCAACTCAGTACAGATGCTTGGGGGCTGTTTTGATGCAGCTACCAACACTCAAGTTTTAATTTATCGTAACGGTGGTGTTAGCAACTACTGGCATGTAGTTATCGGTGCTATTTCGGGCAGTACTACGGTATGGGGAACTCCGGTACAAGTTAAAGCCTCTTCTAATTCCAGTAATCCTGCCTCTGTTTGTTCTATTGGCGGTGGGAAGATTATAGCGACATACCTTGACGCCAGTGGTTATCAGTATGCGCGATGCGGAACAATAACGGCGGCTACAAAAACAATCGTTTTTGGGACTGAAATTACGCTTTTTTCGACTGCTACTTATATGACCGCCCAAGCGTTAGCTTATAGCTCCGTAAGAAATGCCACAGTATGTGTGGTAAATCGCTATAACTATGCTTTTGTTTATAGGTTGACTGTTTCGGGAACCACAATAACTGCCGATCTTTTGGACAATACTGGAAACAGTACTCTCAACGGGCAAGCGCAGCTCGTTAATATTACCGGTACAGATGGGTTTATGATAGCAAGTAGATACACTTCGGGCGCTAATAAGTTTGGAATTGGTAAAACATTTACATTGAGTGCTAGTGCTTGGTCGATGGCTACTGTTTCTCTATCATTCTCGCCCACTGTTGAAAGTAATGTTACCTTGGCTTACGACTCTAGCATTGCTAGATATGTAGCGACTTATCAGAATAGTTCTGATAATTATGTTTATTATACTTTGGGAACAAACGGGTCTAGCGTGGGTTACCCGGGACAACTGACATGGACAACACCCACCGTTCTAATATCCAGCGCATCTACCGTTTACGGTGATGCTCTCTCAACTTCTTATAATATCGCCAAGGATAGAGTAGTTACGTTACATAAAAAAAATAGTGATTATAAACTTTATTACAATGTTGGAGCGGTTGGAGCATCAACCATAGCTTGGGACGCGACGGTAGCATTTTCTGGGGCTTTTTCTGGTCACCCTGTTGTTTATTACGACAGCACAGCAGAAAGAAATATTATTGCTTATGCTTCTACGGGTTCAGATTTAGCCGTAGCTAATGTTATGACACTGGCGGGGGATTATGCAAACCTCACCGCAACCAACCTCTTGGGCATAGCTTCAGGAGCTATTCTGGATACTGCTACCGGAACGATAAACACATGGGGTAGCAGGAACGAAGCTCAGACAAGCCTTACAATTGGCTCTGACTACTACGTGCAAGAAGATGGCACGATAACCACAGCCAGTGCCTCCCCCGCGCAGCTTATTGGTCAAGCCATAACAGCCACCCAAATCAACATTAAGGACTACACCGGATGACAAATCTTTCCGATCTATTCCCTGCAGGCGCGGGCAAACAAGTTAGCTTTGTTGCTGATGGCGCAATAAGCGCGGCGGGTAAGCCTGTGATTCTTAACTCGGCGGGGACGGTTACACCTATATCTGAAACTAGCGTTAGTGAGTCTATTCCTGAAGGGTCAGATACAGTTTGGTTTGCAGCACCAGTTAGTTCGCCCTACAGCACAGCCAATTACATAGATATAGCTTTTGATGTTTCATCAGACAAATTCGTTATGGTTTTTGCAGACGCTAAAGTTAGTAGTTACGCTTCTTACATAGTGGGGTCTATTTCTGGTTCTACATTAACTTATGGCACTAAAACGGTATTTAATTCTAGTACAGTTCTTCATCCTAGTATTGCGGCTGATCCCGCTGCTACAGGGGTATTTGCAATAGCGTACAATGATTTTGCAGGTAGTTCTGGGTCTTTTATAAAAGTGGGTACTCTCAGCGGAACGACTTTAAGTTTTGGTTCAGGAGTTAATTTTTCAACGGCTAATTCGTATGGAGCATTAGAGTTTGATTTTACCTCTAGCACTTTTGTATTAGCTTGGCAAAAAGCTGCGGATAGCAATAAGCTGTTTGGTACATTGGGAACCTATAGTGGAACTACAGTTACCTTGCAAACTGAGGTAGAGCTTTATGGTACAGCGGTAAACGATTGGCGTATAGGACTTGCTTTTGACCCAAGCACTACAGGTAAATTTGCTGTAGTCGCTAACAATTATGCAAGTCCTTATGCCGGAATAGCGGTGTGTGGAACTATCTCAGGGACTACAATTACCGGAGGCACTGCTCAAACTTTCAACGCCACAGGAGCAGCTTTTGAGACTACTCCATACTCAGCTTGCGTGTTTGATTCGGTTAATGCTGACAATTTAATAATTGCTTTTAGAGACGCTGGCAGCAGTAACTATGGAGCAGCTTGTGCTGCAACCTTATCTGGAACCGTTTTTACTTTTGGAACTAAAGTACAGTTTAACTCTACAGCTTCTACTGATTTCTGGGCTATGGCTCCATCTGGAGTAGGAAGAGCTTTTCAAATCGTTTACAGAAATGATGCTACAAGTGATCGTCCTTTTGCTGCTGCTTTAAGTGTTAGCGGTACAACAATTACAGCGGGAACTCCTGTTCAAATTACGACAGAAGGAGTAAATAGCACGAATTATTTAGTGGCGGCTATGAACCCTAACGATGCAGGAAGTTTTGTCACGGCTTGGAGAGAGAAAAACTATGATGGCTGCAGTTCGGTAGCTAGTCAGCAAGGATATACCTCAACCAACCTCACCTCAACAAACTTCATTGGCATTTCCGATGCAGCTATATCAAGCGCGGCCAGCGGCAACGTAACAATCAAGGGTGGTATAGCGGCTACGGGGCTGACTTCATTGACTCCGGGCAGCGACTACTACGCGCAGGCAGACGGAACTATAAGTACCGTTTCTACAGGTTCTGCGGTCAAGATAGGCCGCGCCATGTCGGCGACATCAATTAATCTGGAGTACCAATCGTGAGCAATCTTTCTGACTTACTTCCTGCGGGTGCTTCTGGTAAGACCATTGAAGCGGTAGCCACGGCAAACATTACCAGCAAAGCGCCTGTCATTCTTAACAGTGCTGGGACGGTTAGTGCTGTTGCTGAAACTAGTATACCTCAAGCAGTAGGCGTGGCAGGTACTTTTGATGCTTCATACTCACTTCCCAATGAAAACTCGGTAACTTATGATTCTACAAACAACAAAATAATTGTAACCTACAGAGATTCTGGAAATAGCTCTTATGGGACTGCGTCAGTTGGAACTATTTCAGGAGGATCGATTAGTTTTGGCACTCCTGTCGTCTATAACAGCGGTGCAACAAACCAAAACGGCGCAACTTTTGACTCTGTTGCGGGGAAAGTAGTAGTTATTTACAGTAACGACGCTAGTAATTACGCAGGCAGCGCAAAAATTGGAACTGTTTCAGGCACTTCAATTTCATTTGGGTCTGTTGTTACATTTACTTCAAGCGCAACTTTTAACCCCGCTCCAGTGTTCGATACGGCTTCTGGGAAAGTAGTAGTTTTCTTTGCAGATGCTGACGCAGGTGATCTTGGCAAAGCGATAGTCGGTACAGTTAGCGGAACAAGCATTTCTTTTGGTAGTGCTGTTACTTTTTATTCTTCTGCCCTTTCCTACGTAACCTCCACTTATGATTCTGCTAATGAAAAAACGATTGTTTCATACAAAGGGCAGGGTACTTCAGGAGGAAAAGCAAGAGTCGGAACTGTGTCTGGTACAAGTATTAGTTTTGGTACTGAAGCTACTTATACTAGTGCTTCAAGCCGTACTTTTTACTCCATAGCTTATGATTCTGCTAACGAAAGGGTAGTCGTTGCCTATAGAGATAACTCTAATAGCGACTACGGAACAGCCGTAGTAGGCACGGTAAGCGGTACAAGCCTTAGTTTCGGTACGGCGGTTGTTTTTGAAACCGCGGCTATAAGTGGCTATGTCTCAACAACGTATGACTCTTCTGGTGGTAATATTGTTGTATCATACCAAGGGGGTGCATCTAATTCTTTTTACGCACGTATTATTTCGGGCGTTGTTTCTGGCAGCAGCATAACTTTTGGGTCAGCTCTTATTCTTAATTCTGGTGGGCCTTCTCCTGATATAGGGTCTGCGTACAGTTCCACTGAAAACAAAGTAGTTACTGCATACAATAGAGGGAATATTTCTGGGCAAGCTACTGTATACACTCCGCCGGGAACTTCAACCAACTCAGCCGACTTCGTAGGCATAGCAGACGCAGCCATATCCAGTTCGGCTACGGGTACAGTTGTTGTGCAGGGCGGTACGGCTACAGGATTAAGCAGCTTAACCACTGGCTCTAAATACTATGTGCAGGACGATGGAACCGTAACCACTGTGAGCAGCAGCGTCAACGCAGGACTAGCAATATCGACAACATCACTACTTTTGAACGGAGATTCATAATGAGTAAGACATTAACTTTTAACGACACAGGGCGTTCGCCTTACATCTTTGATGACGCGAAAAACGTCACAATGGGTGCTGACAGAATCACGGTAGGCGATGACGCTGACCCTGATTTCTACATCGGCGATATGCACTCTGGCAATGCGACTCTGCACACTGGCGTGACAGCTCCGGCTGACTGGCAGGGAAACCGTTACACTTTTGATGGCACAACGTGGACTGAAGTAGCTGATTGGGTTGACCCAAAAGTTGCCGAGATAGCTAGACTGCAAGCGCAAATTGACGCGCTGAATGCTGCCTAATGACCGAAGAAGAGATGGAAGCAATGGTTGAAAAAGCTGCTTCTGCTGCTGCCGCGAAAGCTCTGCACGATCTCGGTTTGTCAGACAAAAATGCTAATCCCGACTTGAGAGAACTCAGGTCGGTCCTTGATGCGTGGAGGATGGCTAAACGTACTGCTGGCCGCGCCGTTGTGCAGACTTTGACATATTTGTTTCTGGGCGCACTGCTTGCTGGGTCTTACCTAAAAATCACTGGGAAATCGTAAAATGAGCTATACGATGACATACGACAGCTTGCTTGTTGATCTTCGTCGTTATTTAGAGCGAGGATTTACTGAGGCCAGCGATCAAATTGTCTTTGATCAACTTCCACGGTTAATTACCCTGGGAGAGCGCCGTATTGCTCGTGAGCTTAAAATAGAAGGCTTTATCCGAGCCGTTAATCTTCCGCTATCAATCGGTGTTTCAACTTATTTAAAGCCTGATCGATGGAGAGACACCGCCTCGATGAATGTCAGCGGGTCTTCAATATTTGCCCGGTCTTACGAGTATTGTCGCAACTACTGGCCAGATGAATCAGAAACTGCGGCTCCTCAGTTTTATGCGGATTATGACTATCAACACTGGTTGATAGCCCCTACTCCTAATGCTGCAAGCACTTTAGAGATATTGTATTACGAACAGCCCGCTCTTTTGGGCGAAGACTTTCAAAGCAATTGGCTCACAGAATACGCGCCAGATGTCCTATTGTATGCCGCTCTTTTGGAGGCTACTCCATTCTTAAAGAGTGACGAGCGCGTGCCAATGTGGCGAGAGATGTATGATAGGGCGGCGCAAGCATTAAATGGCGAAGATCTATCTAAGATAATGGACAGATCCGCACAAAGGAGTGAAGCATAATGCCGAGTTATACAGATGTGTTTGGCGGCGCCAATATTTATCCAAGCGAGATTAGCTATAGCTCTGTCGCTCTGAGCGCAGATATTACATTAAGCTGGCCAGAAGAAACTTCTACAAATGTAAACCTTGCCACAAGAATTATGGATGTTACTCCATCGGGTGCGGGTTTTAGCATTATTTTGCCTGACGCCAAGAAAAGCGGAACAGGTAACACGATTCTTTTTAATAACAAGGGCTCTGACATATTTACTGTCAAAAATGCTGGCGGCGTTCAAGTTGGCACAATTGCGGCTGGTCAGATTTGGCAGGTCTATTTAACGGATAACACAACAACCAATGGCGTTTGGCAGATTCTGCAATACGGGGCCACAACATCCAGCGCCAATGCTTCGGCATTAGCCGGCACTGGTATTGTTGCTGTTGGTACTTTGCTGTCTCAGTCAGTGCCGATCACGGCTTTCAACTCAAGCTACACAGCTGGAAACACTGATCGTGCCAGAATGTACAACTGGACCGGTGCAGGTGGAGTTTTAACGCTTCCAGATCCTACGGCTGTTGGCAACAATTGGTTTATGTATCTGCGTAATTCCGGTTCTGGTCAAATTTCAGTTACTCCTCCAGGCTCTACGACCATTGATGGAACTTCTCCACTGGCCTTTCAGCCAGGCGAGTCGTCAATAATTGCGTCTGATGGGTCTAACTTTTACACTATTGGATTCGGTCAAGCAGCTACTTTCGCCTTTGATTATACGGTAATTGACGTTCCTGGATCTGGAGACTTTACTCTTTCAGGAGCTCAGCTCAATCGAGTGGCTTATCGATTCACAGGTATTTTAACAGGCGCTCGTAACATCATTATTCCTGCTACTGTGCAGCAATATTGGATTGATAATCGAACAACGGGCAGCTTTACCTTCACGGTAAAAGTATCTGGAACCACAGGCGTCACGCTCACCACCAATGAGCGCGGCATATTTTACTGTGACGGAAGTGAAATATTAGATGCAGACACCGCAACTATTGGTCTTCCTATTTCTATTGCTAATGGCGGCACTGGCGCTACATCAGCAGGCGCAGCACTGATAAATTTAGGCGGCACGTCCACGGGTATAGCTCTGTTTGAGGCTGCAAATCAAGCAGCTGCCTGGACAGCTTTGGGAGTGGCTCAGGCGGGTAACGTAAATGGAGGCACGTTCACCTAATGCCTATTCAGACTGCAGTCTTAAAGTCTAATCCCGGCATTAAAAGGGATGGAACTAAGTATGAAGGCGATTTTTACACTGACGGTCAGTGGGTTCGCTGGCAAAGAGCGTTGCCTAGAAAAATTGGAGGCTATAAAACCACTCAAAAATTCTTGCAAGAAATAAGCCGTGGCTTCTCCACTTTTACGCAGATGCTTTACGTTTACTGTCACTCTGGCGGGGCTAATAAAGTAGAGCGATTCACTCTTGACGCAACTGGAAATAGCTCAATAATAACTGACAGAACTCCGGCTGCTACTGGCGCGTATGGAACTGTCACTTTGGCGGGTGCTAGCGGCTCAGTAAATATGATTGCCGTTGATGGTATTGACATTATGTCCGGTGCAGTGGCTTTTAATACCACTATAGACCAGACAGCTACTGACGTTGCCTCAAATATTACTGCATTTACCTCAACACCTAATTACACTGCTGCTGCGGCAGGCGCTGTTATAACTATCACGTCAGTTACCACAGGCGACCAGGTTAACGGATTTATAATTACCAACACTTTGACTACGCTGACATCAACTCTAGTCAACTTTGACTACGGCTCTGATGCGCTATTGGCCAATCCTTTTAACTACTGGATGTTTGATGTTCAGTATGGCTCTTCTAGCAATAAAAATTATTTAATTGCCTCGGTAGCGCCCAATGGTACTTGCGTATGCAACGACCAAGACGGTCAAATATTTTTTGGAGAAGTTTTAGGTACGGGCGATTTAAGAAGCATACCTCTACCGCCTAATGCTAATGTCACAGGCGGGATTGTTAGTCTTCATCCTTACTTATTTTATTACGGTACTGATGGCATTATTGGTTGGTCCGTAGCCGGAGAGCCTACAGATCTAACTGGATCAGGAAGCGGCCTAGCTCGCGTCTGGGGGCAAAAGATAATCAAAGGTCTGCCAATGCGAGCAGGCTCTGGAACTGCTCCTGCAGGGCTCTTCTGGGCGTTTGACGCAGTTATTCGAGCAACATTTACGGGTGGAGCGACTGTCTTTCAGTTTGACATAGTTTCCACCGGCACTTCAATAATGTCGCAGTTCTGCGTTGTAGATTATGATGGCGTATTTTACTGGGCCGGAGTAGATCGCTTCTACATGTTCAACGGCGTAGTGCGCGAAGTGCCAAACAGCATGAATCTTAATTACTTCTTTGACGGAATCAACGTCAACGAGCAAAGCAAAACATTCTGCTTTCAAGTGCCAAAGTATGGCGAGATATGGTGGTGTTATCCTCGCGGAACAGCAACTGAGTGTACGCATGCAGTAGTTTATAACGTCCGAGAAAACACTTGGTATGATACCGAACTTCCCAACTATGGCCGCTCAGCGGGTCATTTTAATAATTCTTTTGCGGCGCCAATCTTAACAGGTGTCGAGCCCTCTCTTTTTGCAGTAGATCCTTTGTCAATTCTTGCTGTTACTGTTGTTAACGCGGGTTCTGGGAACAAATACAATATGAGCGGAGGAGCGCAACCTACTCTGACTTTTGTTGAAGGTAACACCTACCGTTTTGATCAGTCGGCAGGGAATAATGCAGGTCATCCTTTGCGTCTTTCGACAACGCTAGATGGAACGCATGGAGGAGGTGCAGAGTACACAGCTGGAGTCACGGTTGCTGGCGTGCCGGGCAACCCAGGAGCGTACACGCAAATCGTTGTCGGGACTGGAACGCCTACTTTATATTACTATTGCACCATTCACAGCGGCATGGGCGGTCAAGTCAATACAGATGCCAGAGGTTCTGGCTACAAAGTCTGGCGGCATGAATTCAAATCAGACGAATATGATGGATCTACTGTCAGGCCAATAAAGTCTTTCTTTGAAACTGCTGATCTTTCTACTTTGGTTAGCGGAACCAACAGATATCTGCGCTGCACAACCATTGAGCCAGATTTTGTACAAAGCGGCCCAATGACCGTCAATGTAACAGGCAGGGCTAACGCCAGGGCGCCAGAAGTTATCAGCACTACTTTTACTTTTCCAGAGTCAGCTGTACAGCCTTATGAGCAGATAGTAATGCTCAAAGAGCAGCGCAGAGAATTAAGAGTAAGATTTGAATCGAATGAGCTGTATGGAGATTACCAAATGGGTCAAATTATCGGTCATTTTGATAGTGGCGATGGGACGGATTTAGGATGAGCCTAAGCGTAACGCTACCTGTAGGAATAGAATTACAAGACTGGGCAGACTGCCTGATTATAGATTTTGATGCGTTTGGTGTTTATCAGCCTTTGAATGACCCGGAAAAGTGGCAAGACTGGGCAACACAATACAACCGGGCTACAAATTTAGTAGAAGACTTTCCCGATCCTTATTCTTATGACATTAGCCAGTGGAGAGAGTGGGCAGAGAGATTTGTTCAGACAACACTATGAGATATATCGGCTATCAAGATGAAGAAAAGGCAGAGAAGTGGGCTAGCAAACACCTTGGCGTCAAGAGCTCTCCAGAAGTCTTTAGAGCTCTATCGTCAGTTAATGAAAAAGGCGATTTTGCTTGCGTAATATTATTGACTAATTTTACCAAGAGAAATATTGACGTAAATATTGTTGCCGATTGTTTTTTGACTCCAAAGAGCACCATTATGATGTTCAACGGCTTGTTTCAAATGGTGTTTGATGAGCTAAAGGCAGTCAGAAGCACGGCTTTAATTGCCAGTTCAAACGTAGCCTGTCAGAAATTTGTAGAACAAATAGGCTTTCAGAAAGAAGGAATTATGAGAAAAGCGTACAATGACGATGAAGACATGCATCTTTACGGCTTTCTTGAAAACGAATACAAAGAACACGACTGGTGTAGGAGCTAACGATGATTAGGGAACAAATATTAGAATTGGCCAGCCAGAGCCCGGAGTTCGGCCAGGGTATTGATATCATCGAGGAGCGCCTATCTCGCACGGCTATGGTCCCAGAGGACTTAGACGAAGCGATTGAGATGCTTGAAGCGGCTCTTGAGAATCCAGCTATGTACGCCGAAATGGTACAGGCTGCAATTGCTGACGGCTTAATTGATGAGGGCGATGCTCCCGCAGAGTTTGATGCGGTTTTTATCATCTCAATTTTAATGGCGCTTTATGGTCTTCAAGAACGAGGCATGGCTCAAGGCTATGCTCGTGGCGGCTTAACTGTTGCCGGCAGGCGTTTAGCTAATCAAGGGCAGGGCGGCGATAGCATGCTGGCTCACATTAATCCTCGTGAAGCTGAAGTATTGCGAAGAATGGGCGGTCAAGGCACGGTAAACCCAAACACTGGATTGGCAGAGTATAAAAGCCTGAAGAAGACTTTAAAAACAGTGTTGCCTGTTGCTCTGATGGTTTTTGCTCCGGGTCTCGGCACTGCTATAGGGACTAGCCTGGGGCTTACTGGAACTGCTGCGGCAGTAGTGGGTAGCTCAATCGTCGGCGCAGGCACGGCTGCTGCAACAGGCGGCGACTGGAAGCGCGGCGCTATCATGGGCGGCATTACAGGAGGAATTGGTAACGTAGCCGGAGACGCAATAAATCAAGGTTTGAATTTAGGTTTGTCAGCTCCGATGGCGGCAACGCTGGGCAGCGGCTTAGTTGGCGGCGCGGCAGGAGTGGTCAGTGGAGATGGCTTTAAGCAAGGAGCACTGCAGGGAGCAGGTGGCCAGCTTCTCAAAAACTTTGCAGGAACAGGCTCTGGCACAGGAGCGCCAAACGCTTTCCAGGGCGCAATACAGTCTGGAGTAGACGCTACGGGAAATATGCTGACAGCGGGCTACACTCCAAGAGAGTCGTTGCAAGGAGGGGCTACAGCAGGTCTCTTTAGCGCAGGAAAGTCTTTGTTATCTGGTCCAAAGCCTTCTGAAGCTGTAGTAGATGGTATCAAGCAAACTGGACAGGCCGGAGCGCCATTAGCGCCAGGGCAAGTACCTGAAGGAACTACTTTTGACGATATAATGGCAGCAAAACAAAACGAGTTTATAAGCCTGAACTCAAACGATCCCTTTGCTGCCGGTCTTGATCCTTCTGCTAATTTTGCTGCAGGAAATATTGGCGCAGATTTGCAGCAGCCGTATCTCGATATGCAGAACAGGCCGATGCCATCTACTCCCGGAATGTTTGACAGCGCAAGGGACTGGATTGGTGACAATAAAATGGCAGCTGGAATGTTGGGCTTGGGAGCCATGGGAATGATGGAACCTGATACACCTGTTGATGTCGTCGATGCTGTTTCCACTATGTCCCCAGAGCAGCAAGAGTATTTTAATCGGCCTCTCACTTCATGGGATTGGGATGCGGTGCGTCAAGACGCTAATCGAGCCAACCTGTCTTTGACTGAATTTATGGCGCAGAATTTTAATAACTTAACGTCTGGCCAGTACAACATGCAGTCTACGGGTACGAGTAGTGATTTTAGCGGTTACTATCGAGGAGGTCCGATGCGTATGAATCAAGGAGGCGCGCTTGAGAAAGCCTCTCGCTACGTCAGGGGCGGCGGTACGGGAAGATCTGATGAAATACCGGCCTATCTCAGCGATGGCGAATATGTGGTAGATGCAGAGACAGTATCGATGTTAGGTGACGGATCGAGCAAGGCTGGCGCAGAGGCGTTGAATGGTATGCGCGAAGGAATTAGATCGCACAAAGGAAAAGTCTTAGCTAAAGGCAAATTCAGCCCTAACGCCAAGTCGCCTCTAAATTATCTAAGACAAGGAATTGCATAATGGGTAGCATATTTCAAGGAACGCCACAAACCGCTACTACTTATAGCGCGAGCACAACGGAAACGCCGAAGTGGATGCAGGATGCTATCTTTAATCAGGTAAATTGGGCCACAAACATAGCCAACAAGCCTTATGAAGACTATTCGCTGCCGACTGTTGCTGGTCTTTCTCAGAATCAGCAAGACGCTTATACCGGAATTGCAAATGCTCAGGGAGCTTACAAAACAAATTTAGAAAAAGCTCAGGCCGCTATGGAGGCCCAGTCTGCTAACGGAACTTCTGCCACCTTATCTACTGCTCAAGGCTCATACCTGAATCCAGCGGCAACTTCTTTGGCTGGTAAAAACTTAAATGCCGGACAGGATTTATTTACGAGCGCTGGCAACATGGATATTTTAGGCTCTGCACAGCCTTTGCTAACTCAGGCTCAAACAAATGCAAATAATATTGTCGGCTCAGCGTCTCCCTACTTAACTGCAGCGGCAGGAATGAGCGCATCTGACGCAGCTAATCCTTATCTGCAATCTGGCGCTTCTGCAAGCTCATTGGATGCCGTTAATCCTTATTTACAAGCCGGTTCAGCTGCTAATGCTATGGATGCCGCTAGCGGTTACATGGGCGCTGCAAACGCAGCTAGCGGCATGAATGCTGCTAATCCTATGCTTCAGCAAGCGGCCGCAGCTAGCGGCATGAATGCTGCAAATCCTATGCTTCAGCAAGGAGCTGCAGCTAGCGGCTTGAATGCTGCAAATCCTATGCTTCAGCAGGCGTCCGCAGCAAGCGGATTTAATGCAGCAAATCCTATGCTTCAGCAGGGAGCTGCGGCAAGTGCTTTTGATGCTGCTAATCCCATGCTTCAGCAGGCGGGCGCAGCAAGCAGCTTGAATGCAGCAAATCCTATGATTCAGCAGGCAGCTGCGGCAAGTGCTTTTGATGCTGCAAATCCTATGCTTCAGCAGGCGGGCGCGGCTAGCAGCCTGAATGCTGCTAACCCTATGCTTCAAAGAGCAGCAGAGGCAAATGCTTTTGACGTTGCCAATCCCTTGCTTCAAGAAGCTGCTAGTGCAAGCGGTATGGAAGCAGCTAATCCCATGCTTCAAAGAGCGGCAGAAGCAAATGCTTTTGACGTTGCTAATCCTTTGCTTCAAGAAGCTGCTAGTGCAAGCGGTATGGAAGCAGCTAACCCTATGCTTCAAAGAGCGGCAGAAGCAAATGCTTTTGACGTTGCTAATCCTTTGCTTCAAGAAGCTGCTAGTGCAAGCGGTATGGGAGCGGCCAATCCTTATCTGCAAGCCGGAACTTCTGCAAGCGGCGTCAATGCGGCTAGCCCGTATATTCAAGCGGCAGGATCGGCTAGCGGCATGAATGCAGCCAATCCTTATTTGCAGGCCGGCGTGTCAGCGAGTGCTTTTGATTCAGCCAATCCTCTTCTTCAGCAAGCGGCTGGGGCCAGCGGGATGAGCGCGGCTAGCCCTTACATGACTCAATCTCAAAACACTACCGCCCAGGCGTTAGCAGACAAGGCTTTGAATGCCGCTAACCCTTATTTACAGCAAGCATCTCAGTCTTCTGTGTCTAATATAGATCAGTACATGAATCCGTATCAAACGAATGTCATGGATGCAATCGCGCAGCAAGGAGCTCGGAATCTGACTGAGAATCTACTTCCTGGGGTCTCAGATTCTTTTATAAGAGCAGGTCAGTTCGGCAGTAGAAATATGGGCGAATTCGGATCTAGGGCTCTAAGAGACACGCAAGAGTCTGTTCTAAGGCAGCAGGCTCCAATGATGCAGCAGGGTTATGCTCAGGCTATGCAAGCCTCAGCAGCTGACAAGGCACGTCAAGCTAGCCTTGCGGGAACAGTAGGCAGCATTTCTGGTGCTGATTTAGGTCGCACATTACAGGGAGCAGGACAATACTCTCAACTAGGAGCACAGGCAGGCCAGCTAACAAGTCAAGACGCAGCAAGACAGGCTCAAGTTGCCAGCCAAATGGGCCAGCTCACAAGTCAGGACGCAGCAAGACAAATGCAAGCTGCTTCTCAAGCAGGTCAGCTTACAAATGCTGACGCAGCAAGACAGGCGCAGCTTGCATCAACTATGGGTCAGCTAACAAATCAAGATGCTAGCCGTCAAATGGAAGCTGCTTCTCAAGCGGGTCAGCTTACGAATGCAGATGCAGCAAGACAGGCACAAGTTGCTAGCCAAATGGGGCAACTTACTGGACAAGATGCAGCCAGGCAACTTCAGGTTGGTACGCAACTAGGAGCTCTTGCAAATACAGATGCTGCTCGAAAAGCACAAGTTGCTAGCCAAATGGGGCAACTTACTGGACAAGATGCAGCCAGGCAACTTCAGGTTGGTACGCAACTAGGAGCTCTTGCAAATACAGATGCTGCCCGAAAAGCACAAGTTGCTAGTCAAATGGGACAACTTACTGGACAAGACGCGGCAAGACAACTTCAGGTTGGGACTCAGCTAGGAGCTCTTACTAACGCTGACGCAGCAAGACAAGCTCAAGTTGCTAGCCAGATGGGCCAGTTCACAAGTCAGGACGCAGCAAGACAGCTGCAGGCTGGCACTCAACTAGGAGCTCTTACAAATGCAGATGCTGCTCGACAAGCACAAGTTGCTAGTCAGTTGGGACAACTTACTGGACAGGATGCGGCCAGACAGATTCAAGCTGGTACTCAACTAGGAGCTCTTACGAATGCGGATGCAGCAAGACAAGCTCAAATTGCTAGCCAGTTGGGACAACTTACAGGACAGGATGCAGCCAGACAGATTCAGGCTGGTACTCAGCTAGGAGCCCTTACTAACGCTGACGCGGCAAGACAAGCTCAAATTGCTAGTCAGTTAGGGTCTTTGACTAATGCTGACGCAGCGCGCCAGGCGCAGCTAGCAAGCACAGCAGGACAGTTAACTGGTCAAGATGCCGCACGACAATTTCAGGCCGCAGGAGTAGCAGGTCAGATGACCAATGCAGATGCAGCGCGCCAGATGCAGGCTGCGTCTACAGCAGGACAGTTGATGGGTCAAGACGCCAGTCGTCAGGCTCAGATAGGCCAGAACATGGGTCAGCTAACAGGGCAGCAGGCTTCTCAGCTTGCTGGCTTGGGCTCAACAACCGGCCAGCTATCAGGTCAGCAAATGTCTCAGCTGGGCAATCTAGCGCAGAGCCGAAGTAATGCAGGTCTAAGCCAACAACAGTTGGGGCTTAACGCGGCTTCGCAAGTACAGCAGGCTAAGGCACAAGATTACAATCGACAAATTGGCGCATTGCAGAGCATGGGAGATATGGCAATTGCCGGTCAGCAAGCTAACTATAGAGATTTAAGTGCTCTTGAAGCGGCTGGACAAGCAGAACAAATGCAGCTGCAGAATCAATTATCAGCCGCTGAAAAAGAATTTCTGGATCAGCAGCGTTATCCTCAGCAGCAGATGGATTGGCTTAGCACTCAAGTGCGCGGTATGGCGCCTATTACGCCTAATCGCGTATCAACGTCTGGATCGACAACTGGGTCCACATATAGTCCTTCTCCGCTGGCGCAACTAGGCGCAGGATTTTCCACATACCGGGGTCTAGCCGGCTAACAGGAGCTTGAAATGGGATTTAATCTTAACAGACTGAAGCAACAATACGGTATCGGCTCGGCTTCTAAGCTGGGCTATGCTGGGGCTCGGAATCCTGGCGAGACATTTGCTTATGACGCGACTAAGAAAAATGCTGCTGAAGAGGCTATAACCGAAGCGGCTCAGCTTGAGGCTTACAACGCACAGCTAGCGAATTATGACGCCGACAAAGCAGCGTATGACACTTACGCAGCTCAATATGATCAGCGCCTGCAGAACACGCCGATGTATGCTCAGCAACAATTCAGCCAGTCAAAGAGGCCAGCTAGCGAGACTCCCGATACTGTCAATGAAATGTATCAAAAGTATTTGGGCCGAGAGAATGAGAATAAGCTCGGTGACGTTTGGCCAATGGCGATTGGCTATGGCCCTACTCCTGAAGAAAGGCAAAGAGCCTACGAAGACGAAAATCGACAAGTCAGCGATGCTGAGCGCAATGCCTTCCTTAGAAATGCAGAGACTGAATTCGCCCAGCGAGGAATAAACAACACTGGTAATCAAAATGTGATGAACCAGAGCGGCAATTACTACGGCAATGTTTTGAGTGCTCCAGTTAATACCGGAAATGTTTATGGCTATGGTGGGGTTCCGATAGGCGGCGGCGATAATACTGGCGGTAATGACAATACTGGCGGTAATGACAATACTGGCGGTAATGACAATACTGGCGGTAATGACAATACTGGCGGTAATGACAATACTGGCGGTAATGACAATACTGGCGGTAATGACAATACTGGTGGCAATGACAATACTGGCGGCAATGACAATACTGGTGGCAATGACAATACTGGTGGCAATGACAATACTGGTGGCGGCACAGAAGGTGATTTTGAGTTTAACAATGCCGATGGCGAGCCAGTAACATTTACTATCGACGATATTGTTCTGTCAGATAATGGAACTATAACGATTCCAGGAACTACGTTTAATGGACCTCTGCAGTTTCCAGGAACATCAACGCCCGTATCGGGAAACACAGTAAATTCTGACGGCACAATAGTAGACGCGAATGGAGTGCCAATTGATTATGATTATTCCGACATTTACACTCCTGGTGGCGGATCTAACTTTAACTCAGATCTTATTAATAACGATACTTGGACAGTTACAGATGACTCAAATCTAAACACCGGCAACATAATTGGCTCCGATGTAGATTTTGATTTGGGTTTGGATTTTGAAAATTTTGACTTGTTTGGACCTCAGCTTATGGCCAGAGGAGGCGCAATTAAAGGTTACGCTGCCGGAGATTTGGCGAGTAACCCAGGCCATCGGTTTGTTCAAAATCCTGTCGATTTTGTTGAAGAAGAAGAGCTCGATGTGACTCTTACCGGAGATCCTCTGGATATGGATGTCATGATACAAGCCGCGGCTGCGCCGAGTCGGTCTGAGAGCATGCAAGAAATGCTGACTATGCTGAAAAATAACCAAGGCACGTCTTATGACGCAGGCATAGCTTCTAGTCAGGATAGCTATAATCAAAGCGCAAGTGACTTCCAGTCCTTAATTGAGGATATGGCTACGAGTCAGAGTAAAGGTCCATCTGAATCTGAAAAATGGTTTAGGATCGCTGCGGCGCTAGGCAAGCCTACAGAGACCGGAAATTTCTTTGAAGGCTTGGGAAATGTAAACACAGTCCTGGCAGACGTTGCCTCTGAAAGAAGAGAGGCAGGAACACAAGGCGATGCCTTGAGACTTCAGTCTGCTCAGTTCGGAATGGGGCTTTTACAAGAGCAATTAGAGTCTGACAAAACCCTAGCGGCAGGAGAGCGTCAGCGCAATGAGCGCCTTCAAGAAATGTTTCTGGATTGGGAAAGAGAGTCACAAACTTTAAAAGATCAAAGAGACTATGATTTACTGAGCCTCCAAGAGCAGAGAGCATATGACGCTGATTTAAAAACAAAAACTCCTCAGTCTGAAGCAGGTCTAATAGCCCTTGAAATGGGATTTGAAGTTGGAACAGATGAGTACACTAACCAAATAACAGATTGGTATGACAGAGAAGAAGAGAGAAAAGACTTGGAGATAAAGACGCTGACCATGCAGGCCAATCAGCTGACCAATAAAGAGATAGATCTTAAAGCTAAAACTGATGCAGACATACTCTCGCAGGGAGCTGCTATAAACTTGCTTGAAGAGGCTCTGACGCTAAACGAAAACTCATACACAAACAGCATCGCTGATACGCTAGCGAAAGGTGTAGCATCAATAACAGACCCTGACAGCGAAAAGTATATGAATACTGAGAAGCTGATGAATGTGCTGTCTAAAGGCGCGTTAATGACATTGAAGGCGACTTTTGGAGGAAACATCTCTGATGGAGAGCGAGCAGCTAATCTAGATCTTCAAGGAACTAGCTCTAAAAGTCTTGAGGCTCGTAGAGATATTATACAGCAGGCTCTTGACACAATGAGACAGTTGCAAAACGAAACCAAAACCAAGTTGCAAACAATTTCAGCGGGATCTTATAGCCGGCGATCTGCGGCCAAATAAAAGGAAGAAGTCATGGCAGACAATTTTTGGGGTAACACGGCTCGCGCAGTTCTCGGTCAAGGCTTGGCCATGGGCTGGGGCGATGAGCTTGAAGCCAGAATAAGATCAATGCGCGGCGATGAGACTTATGAAGAAGAGCTGAACATGATTAATGACAGCTATACACAGTTCGCGGATGAAAATCCAGGCGTTGCCCTATCTGGAGAAATTGGAGGTGGATTCCTTCCGCTAATTGGGTCACTGGCAGCAGCCCCGTTTACTGGCGGGGCCAGCACAGCAGGAACTGCTGCGGCTGCAACGAGAAGTCTTGGAGCATTGAATAAACTAAGGCAACTAGGAACAACAACAGCAACACAGGCAGCAAAAGTTATCCCTCAAAACACCATTGGAAGAGGAGTGATGGTTGGAACCGGAACCGGCTTAGTCGGCGGAGCAGGAGCTGGTAATCCAGGAGATAGATTTGAAGGCGGCGCAATCGGGCTTATTGCCGGAGCAGTTCTTGGCGCGGGCATTCCTCTTACGGCCAGGGCTGGCGGAGCTGCGTGGAATGCAATTAAAGAACGATTAATTGCTAGTGATAGCATGATAGACATGGGCGCTTTGCGAAGAATCTTTGATTCTGTTTCAAGCAAGGGCGGCACTATGCAAGATGTCGTTAATACGATGCAGGCAGACGCATACTTAGGTGTTCCAGCCACAATCGGAACAACAACTCGACCACTTACTAACCTAACAGACGCCGTTAACACAGCCGGAAGAGGCGACTCGCCAGCAATAATTCAAGACACATTAGAAGACATGCGCTCTGGATCTAGAGCTAGAGTTGGAGAGCAGGTTAAAGACGCAGTAAGTAATGATAATTTTTATGCGACACAAGATACTCTAATAACCAATTTAAGGCGCAACGCTGACGATGTATACGATGAAGCTTATGCATTCGGGACTGTAGACGATCCTCGCATACTTAATCTATTAGAGAACAATCCAGCATTTCAAGAAGCATATAAAAGAGCAAAAACTATTGCAAGATATGAGCAAGATGCTGATATGTTAGCAGGAGGAGACGGCTATAGATTTATGCTGCAGGGAGAGGGCGAACTTCCTGATGTAAGGACTCTTGACTACATAAAGCGAGGGTTAGACGATGTTATTCGTAAAGGCTTCGATGGCACTGGCATGGCTCCCGCAGAGGCTAACGCATTAAAAGGCTTACGCCAGCAGTATATAAATATCTTAGATGAAGTTACCGAAGTGGACGGCGTGTCAGCTTACCGTAATGCTCGAAATGTTTATAAGGGTGACATTGAAGTTGTCGAGGCTTTAGAGCTAGGACTTTCAGATTTTAGCAAGCCAAGTTTTGCGCCAGAGCAAGTCTCTAAACTGTTAAATGACTTTAGCCAAGCTGAACGAGAAGTTTTTGCAATTGGCGCAACAAGAAGCATTCTGAATAAAATCACAACTCCATCAAATGAAGCTAATTTTGCAAAAAGAATAATTGGCTCTCCAGACATGCGAGCTAAAATAAAACTTCTTTTCCCAAATACCAATCAATCAGGCTATGACCTGTTAGAGGCCGCTCTTTTAAGAGAAAAGCAGCTATTTGAGAGAGCTGGTAAGATTCTTGGCGGATCTCCAACCGCAGCCAGAAGAGCTGCAGTTGATCAACTAGAGTCAAATCCAGGCGCTGCAGAAGCGGCTGGAGACGCTATTCAGTCTAGCTTCAACCCAGTTAGCGGTCTTATGAGCATGGCTGTAAGAGTATTGCAGAGAGCTACAATACCCGAAAAGGTTCAAGAGCGAATGGCAAAAATGTTGATGTCTGAATCTCCAGAAGAAATCGCTGCAGTGGTTAAACTTCTTGAAGAATATACAGCGAAAGCTGCTCCAAGGGCTGCGAACATTGGCAGGGCTGAAGCCTCGACTATCTTAGGATTTGCTCAGATTCCGCCCAGAGGTTTGTCTGGTCAAGGCGATACTTCATTTTTCCCAGTTGAAGAGACAGAAGAAGAGATTGTGATAGCGGATTAGTTGAGGAGATAAGGTGACAATGCAATGCTTGAAATTGGAATTGCACTGGCTACCGCCTCCAAAGCGGTTGCTATCATTCAGAAAGGTTTTAAGCTGCGAAAAGATGCCAGTGAGCTAACGGTATATTTTAGTCAATTTTTTGACGCTAAAGATGAAATAGCAAAAGCCAGAGCTCAGGTAGACAACTCAACCCTGGGCAGCAAAGTCTTCGCAAAGCAAAGTGTTGAGGCGTATGCGCTAGAGGTTGCTTTAGCCGAACATAAAACCAAGGAATTAGAAAAGCAGCTTAGAGAGTTATTTGTTTATTCCGGCCAGGCAGAGGTCTACACCCGGATGATGCGAATTCGACAAGAAGAAAGAACTCGCAGGCGAATCAATCAAAGAAGAGCTGCTGAACAAAAAAAATTCTTTGCTGACGTGGTTCTTATTTGTTCCATGTTCGCATTTACGATCGGCAGCTTAACTTTATTAATTTACATAATTATATAAGAGGTGTTTATGAGCTTGAAAAAAATACTATCGAAGATTGGCGGACCAGCCTGGAGACTCGTGCAGACAACTACCCATTCGACTTTAGGGGCTGCAATTGTGATCTGGATTTTGATCTTTGCCGGCTTGATCTGGGCTGTTATCTAAATGCTGTCTACGATTAGCGCCCTGATTGGCCCCGTATCTGCGTTGCTGGAAAGAGCAGTACCGGACAAAACGACCCGCGACAGGCTAAGTCATGATCTCGCAACAATGGCCGACAGACATTCTCAAGAGCAAGTTCTTGCACAACTAGAGATCAACAAAACCGAGGCTGCTCATAAGAGCCTTTTTGTCTCTGGATGGCGACCTGCCATAGGCTGGTGCTGCGGATTCTCTTTGCTTTACTCAACTATCTTAGCGCCATTCTTGGGCATATGGGTAGAAGTCCCAGAAATTGATAGCACTTTATTAACTAGCACTATGCTTGGCATGTTGGGTTTAGTTGGCGCCAGAAGCTACGAGAAAGTAAAAAAAGTTAGCAGAGAGAAGTAATGGACATGCAGAACTTAATCGAGATGCTCAAGAGGCATGAGGGTGAGGTTGTCACTAATGGCCGTCACCTTATCTACAAGTGCTCGGCAGGCCACTGGACAATAGGGATTGGCAGAAATGTCGATGTTAACGGCGGGCTGGGTCTTTCAGACAAAGAAGTAGACTTCTTGCTAGAGCAAGACATCGAGCGTGTAATCAAGGAACTGAGCATAGAGTACGCTTGGTTCAGCGATTTAGATCAAACAAGAAAAGATGCTATGATCGACATCAGCTTTAACCTGGGAGCTACGAAGCTACGCAAATTCGTACTGGCACTAGATGCGATGGAACAGGCAGACTATAAGACTGCCGCAGAAGAATTTTTAGATTCCGATTGGAGCCGCACCGTAAAGGGCCGCTCTGTTGAACTCGCATCTATGATCGCCACAGGCGAGTACCCAGATGAAAGCTAGTGCAAGTGTTTTTGATAATGCCCTTCTGCTCTCATGTAGCTAAAGAATTCATCGCTTATATCTTCTTTAGAAAATATAAAATTCTCCATGTTTGAAATATTCCAGGCCATGGTTTGAAGAAAGTTCAAATCATCCTTAGAGAATCTTTCAGAGGCTTTGTTTAGCCAGCGCTCAGTTTCGTCCATATCTTTTAAAATAAAGTTTTTGTACTTGATAATGCCTCCTAAAACTATTCAGTTTGCCAAGGTCTTACTTTTGTTTCGCCTTTCAAATCCTGATCGCTTTACTTCGCCTAAGCTATTTATGTGAGAAAAATCCAAAGAAGATTCGCCTCTGGGGTATCTTTTTATAACGCCGCCTTTGGATAAATAGACTCTAATCTGCTGAGCAATCTTTTCTCGTAATGCTTCTTTTTCTTCTTCGATTGTCGGGATATTAATTTTATTCACCAACTCATTGCTGCCTTCTTATTTAGTATGAAGCCCCATTCTAGGGGCTTCAGAAAGGTTATTCAACGGTCATTGTCCTTGCTATAGAGATCTGAGTCTTGATGCTCATTGTGGATAGCTATTACGCTACCTTTAATGCCCTGCTCACAATACATCTCTACGACCTCTCGGCAGTCGTCATAGGCTCCAACGATGTCTTCCGAGCTAGCGCCCATCTTTTCGTAAAACAACTGTAGCTGATCGTACTTTAACTTAGGAGCGGAAGAATAATCGCTATCGTCTCTCATGATTAAGCAAGCAGGGTCAAGACCAATACTCTTTAGCCAGTGAACAGTAATGGCTGAATAAAATTTGGGGCGTGAGGTGAGAACCACAATCTTGTAATCGTTGCTCTGCCACAACCATTCGTTGCCAGGCACGTCAAATCCAGAAAGCAAATGGTAGTCGTTGTTACGAGTCATGGCGTCTTGTTCAGTCCAATCAATCCTGTGAGCGCGCCAAGAGTCATCCGAAATGGTGTTGTCGAGCGATAAAATAATATACATTTAAACTTCCCTATTTAGAGATGGAGTTATGTTTACTGGCCAGCCTTTGCGAACATATCGAAGGCTTACATCACAAGACCTAATCGATTCCAGTCTATTTAAAACGCTTTCAAGATTTTTCTCTCTCCGCAAAAGACGGTCATCGACAACACGACCTTGAGCAACGATCCTTTGTCGCGTCTCTTCTAATAAATCAGAAATTTGTTTTTTGTTTTCTAAATCCATAAAATTTCTCCTTAAAGCAAAAATAAAATTAGTGTGGAGTAGTAGATGCAGGCTGTTAGCCCTACGCCCGTAGCCACAAAACCCAGTACCTGCAAAAAGCGTAGCCACCAAGGCTTATGGTCATCCCATACAAACTCATCGTAAAAGTCCCATACCTTCATGGTTTGCCGTAGCTCTGCACGGCGTTTCTCAGATGGCTTGTAGTCCTTGTCTACTAGCCAGTTAGGCTTGCTCATATCAAATCCTCCATTGAGTGTGCGATATACTCATACGTGAGTTCTCTGAATATCTTTCCCAAGTCTTTATCGGCAGCATCTTGAGAGTTTGAGCCTTTGCATTGAATAGCTTCCATCAATGCTTCTCTGAAATTCTTGTCAGCATGATGCATGGATTCTAAAGTTGCTTCTGTGCCTATCGCCTCCAGAGCGACTAAGCCATCCGTTTCAATCTCAGCAAGAACTAAATCATCAAGCCGCATCTCTTCGTCATCGGCTGCAATCTCAGCAGCTAAATCAAGACGATCTTGATCTAGCATGTATTGATTCAATGCTGCGGTATTGCTATCGGGCATATTGTTCATTGACTTGCTCCTTAATGCCCCGGAGGGGCTGTGGTTGATTATTGCAATTGCTCCGCTATTGATTTAAATAACTGCTCTGCCGCAGGGTAAGCAGCATCATAAGCCTTAGAACCCTTTCTGCCTGACTGCTTTGCTATGATCTCGATAACAATCGTTGCAGCTCGGTTAGAGGGAAAGTGACCGTCTAATATCTGGCAAGAGATGTCAGCGCAGAAATCGCCGCCAGCATTTCTCAGAGAAGTCAGGATAGGCTCTGCAATTACTGCAACAGCGTCCCTTTTTGCTTCCAACGCCTTGGCTCGCTCTTTTTGCTGCAACTCCCAATCTGTCAAACCATCGTTCTTGGCTCGCTGTGCTTCCAGCTCTGCCTCGTATGCAGCCTGCTTGTTAGCTCTCTTCTGGTCAGCTATGGCCTTTCTCTTA